CAATTTCACACCGGCGATCAGATACTGATCGAGCTGCTTTGCCAGTTTCTCGGCCTCGGCCGCCGAGAGTTTCTGCTCACCGCCGGCAGCCTTGACGGCCTGCGCCAGCTTCGCCACTTCCTCGGCGGCCTTGCGGCCGGTAAGCTGGTCGACCATCGCCTTCATCGCATCGGCGGCCTTGTCGGTTGACTTCGCCGCGACCTCGAACTCGAGGCCCGCCTGCTTGGCCTGCTTGATTGTTTCCGGCTGCGTCGTGTTGAGCGCCTTCTGCGCTGCGTCGATCTTGCCGATCGCCCAACCGAGCGCATCAGAGGCGCCGGTCAGCTTGTTAAAACCAGGCACGGCGTCGGCCGTCATCTGTAGGCCAGTCAGCAGCGATCGCGTCATCTCCAGCGCCGCGTTGCCGAGCCACTTAAGCGCCTGCGTGATCTTCTCGACCGCGAATCCCAGCACCGTGCCGAGCACCGATGCCAGCTTCATCGCGATTTCGGCCAGGGCCGACAGCAGCGGCACGAGCGGCTGGATTATGCGCCCAAGCGCCGCCATCGCCACCGATCCCAGATCGTCGACCGTGTCGCTGAGCGCATCCATCGCCGAGACGGTTTGCTCGTCCATCACGATGCCGAGCGAGTTGGCTTTTTCGGTCAGCGCGCCGAACTCTTTGGTCAGCGCCGGCAGCAGTTCGGCGCCCGACTTGCCGAACAGATCCGTCGCCGCCTTCGTCCGCATCATCGGATCTTCGATGCTTCCGATCTTCTCAGCCATCAGCGAGAACTGCTGCTCAGGCTTCATTGCCTTGAACGCGCCGACCTCGACGCCGAGCGACTTGAGCGCATTCGTCGCGCTCTTGTCATCGCCGGCGAGGCGCTTCTGCATCATATTGATGCCGCTCGTAATTGCATCGAGCTCGATGCCAACCTGGCCGCCGGCATACTTAAACTGCTGCAGCGCGGTCGTCGAGACTCCGGTTTTCGACGATAGATCCGTCAGCTCTCCTCCGATCGAGATGATGTGCTTTGCAAACGAGAGGATCTGCTCGGCCGCGAACATTGCGCCGAAGGCCAGCGCCGCCTTCTTTGCCAGATCCGTGACCGAGCTCGTCACCTGGCCGAAAATTGTCGTCTTGTTGCCTGCGTTCGCCGTTTCATCGGCCAGCTTCTTGATGCCGGGCGGCACGTCGACGCCGAGTTTCTGCATTTTCTCGAGCGCCTCTGTCATCGTGCGATTAACGCGCGCGGCCTCTTTCTCGGTCAGCATCGACGCGCCGCCGATGTCTTCGATTGCCTTTGCCGTCAACGTGGCATCTTGGATGATCTTGTCACCCGAGAAACTCTTTGCCAGGCGGTCGATGCTCTTCTGTACGCTCTCTGAGCTCGACGTCAAATCGCCGAGATGCGCTTCGGCCTTATTGACCTGCTCAAAGAACGAATCGAACCGCGCGACAAATGTTGCCGAAATTGCCATCGTTTATGCCTCACGCTCGCGCGCTTCGCGCTCGAGCCGCTCGATCAAGACATCACAGACAAACTGCGGAAGCTCTAGAAAGTCGTGCCACGTCCAGCCCATCGCTCGGCAGACACTCAGGCCGACTTCGACGAACTCCCGCTCTTGGCTTTTCCCCGGTCAGACTCCAGCGCCGCGATATGGCCGCGCACGGCCGTCTCGATTTCGGCGTAGGCATCCGACGTCAGATTGTCGAGCGCCGCCCAGGAATACGGCACGCGCTTGTCATTCTGGTCGACGAACGACCAGTCGATAATATAGGCCGCGATTTCGGCCTTGCCGACCGCCTCGAGATCCGGCTCGATGCGGCCGTCGGCCCGCATCGACTTCACCGTGCGCGCCATCGCGGCGCGCTGCTCGCCGACCGTCAATTCGCGCCGGATCTCGAGCCAGTCGCCATCGCTCAGTTCCAACCGAACGATCTGCGGCTGGACGAACCTTGATACCTTCGCCTGCTTTTTCTCTGCCATCACGAGCGCTGCTCCAATCGAGGCCCGACCTGCGCCGAAAGCGTCGAGCCGTTCACCTGCAGGGATATGATCGGATACGTCAACCGCTGACGTCCAATCGTCAGCACGGCATTCAAGGGCGCCTGCGTCACCCGATAGCTGTCGACACTGACAATCGTGCCGGTCAGCTCGCCGTGCTCGCCTTCAAACTCGAGGCGCCACGGGCCGAAGACCGCCGCAGCCAGGTAGGCCCAGCGAATCTCTCCCGTGGCGCCTCGATAGGTCACGACTTACCCGTTGCGCGTCACCGCGCCGTTGAACACCAGATCGGCCTTGAACGTCACCGCGCCGCCGATCGAGTCGTCGACCGAGACCGACTTCGGCCACACCGAGCCGGTGAAGTATTTCGCCACGCCCGTGCCGGCCGGATAGAGCACCGCCGTCACCGTGCCGCCAGACTGCGACTGGTCGAAGGCGTCGAACGGCACGTCCGCGTCGTCAGCCCAGAAGCCAGAGAGCGAAGCCGTCGCGCTCTTGGTGCCGAGCACGAACGACTTGGACGAGTCGCCCAGAGAGGTCACGTCAGCCGTATCCGTGTCGATCGAGATCGACCACTGAGTGAGATTCGCCACCGAGCTCGGGGAGCCCGCGTTCGCCGAGGCCAACAGCAGCGCGCCGCTGCGACCGTGATATTTCGCCATGTTTATGCACTCCTCATGAGTTGCGTGTTGCGCCACTTGCCAAGATCCGCGACCAGTTGCCTCGCGCGCTCCACCCAGGACGACGACGCGACCGCGCTGGCGGCCTCGGCCGCCAAACGATCGAGCCGCGCCGAGTCAGCCAGTAACGCGCGGATCAGCGTGCCAGCCTCCTCAGGCGTCGAGAATGTCGGCACGGCCTCGCCGAAGATCTCCGCGATCTCGGCTCGTGCGTCCGACACCATGCACACGCGCGCCGCTGCCATTTCATAACAGCGCGGGTTCAGACTTTCCGCGGCGACGCCAGCCGGCGCCGACCGAAAGAGATTCATCACGAGGTGCGACCGTTGCGCGATCGCGACCAGTTGTTCATTCGGCACGATATTACCGCGAACGAACCGCTTAAGCGGCGACTTGGCCGGCAGCATCTCGGCGCCGCCATAGATCGCTAAGTCGATACCAGACCAGTCAATCGCCTCAAAGAACTTGATGCGCTCGTCAAAGAATGAGCCGCAGAATAACACGTCCGACTGCTTTGGCACGATCGCCGCCGGCTGGTCATGCACGCCGCGGCGCCACGCATGCGGAAGATACGCCGCGCACGGGTTCGCCTTGAGGAATGCCGGCATGGCCGCGCGCTCGTGCGTCCAGACGCCATCGACCAGACCGGCCAGACGGAGCTCATTTTCCATTTCATACGGCGTCTCAGTGCAGAGCAGCCAGACGCGCAGGCCAGCGCGCCGCGCCAATTCGATGCGATCCGGCAAGAGAAACATCGCCGAAACGATGAGGATATCGGTGCAACCGCGCTCGAGCGCGCGCTCAACGATGCCCTGCGACGCCTGATAGAGCACATCTCCGCTGGACGGCTTCGGCCAGGCTCGATCGGGCGCCGCCTTCTTCTGGCGTCGCCAGAGAAAGTGCAGAAAGTCATGCGCCCGCGCGATCCGCGTATCAAGCCGGAACTCGGCCAGCGGCACGCCATTGGCTCGCAGCCCTTCGACCAGTCCGACATGGACGTCATGCGTCGACCAGGAAGCGCCAGGATGCACGACGAGCAGCTTCATGCGGCCTCCGCGTAGACGCGATACAGGCCGCCGCGATGCTGCCAGCGACGATCGCTCTCGTCGTCGACTTCAACATAGGCGACGCGCTCTTCACGTTGCACCAGTAGCGATCGGTAGCCAGTGATCGCGAGCGTCGCGTTCTGCAGGAGCGACTGCACGCGATCGGCGGCCGTTTGCGCGGCGCTGCCGCTATTCGCCTGGTCGACGACCTTGACGAGATACAGCAGCTCCTCGTATGCCTGCGAACCGATCGCATAGGCATCGGCGTGCGACATCTGCGTCACGATGACGAATGGCGTCGCGATGCCTTGCGGCGCCATATCGCGAAAGATGCCACCAGGCGCCGCCGCCGTGAGCGTCGCGTCGCTGGTCAGTTTCGCGATGAGCGCCTGGTCGATCGCCGACGTACTAGCCACCGGACACCTCGAGACCGTTGCGCCGCATCATGTCTTTCAATTCAACAATCATTTCGGCGCGCTCTCGCTCGGCCGCCGGCACGAGCGTCGGCTGCGCTGGCATCATTCCCGTGCTCTTGCCCGACTTCCACTGACGCCGCGCTGATCCGAACTCATACAGATGCGCGTGTTTGGCCTTGCTACGGACATAGGCGCGCGCGTAGCTCGTGCCGCCATCGTCGACTACCGTTTCGACCGCATCGGCCAGATGCTTGCCGGCCGCCTTACGGCCATCGCTACCGCTGGTGCGCACTCGTTCATACGCCGCTTTGACTTGTCCTGCCGTCGCTCGCGCCGCAGCCGTCACGATTGGTTGTGCCTCGGCGCGCACCTGCCCTGGTAGTTCGCGAAGCTGGCGCTCAAACTCGCTCAGTCCAGACCAGACGACAGGCATTAGACGAACTCCTCGCACGCCAAGACAAGCCAATGATCGACCTCGTCGACGCGCTGCAGGCCGCGCACATGCAGCCGGCGACTGTCGAACGTGAGGCGCGTCTTCAGCGTGATGCCGTCATGCGCCCTGAGCGTCACCAGATGCGAGATCGGGCCTTCGATCGTGTTACCAGCCATGCGCTCGACCTTCGACGGCGTCGCCGGCTCGATCCGGCCCCAGACAGGCGACGGCGAGGCGGCCGCCCAGGACTCGGTGAATCCTCCGTCGCCGTCAGCGGCGCGCGTCGGATTCTCGACAGTGATCCGGTGCCGAAGCTGGCCGATCCCAGGCATGGCTTAGTGCGCCTCAGGTAGCCGAAACGGCGCCAGTAGCCGCTCGACCGTCGTTTGCGACTTCGAGCTGCCGCCGAGGATCGTCTCTTGCCGCTGCTCATACATATCGCCCAGCAGGAGCATGATCGCGGCCTTCATGCCCTGCGGCACGGTCGACGGATTGCCGTAGCCGCAAACCGTCCGCACGATCACCGGATACTCGGCCTCGGAATAGAGCGACGGCGCCGTGAACGTGCTCGAGACTTCGATCAGAGCCCGTCCGGCCATCGGCCCGGCCGTCGTGCGGAGCGCATAATTAGACGACGCAAGCGTCCGCGAGACGCCATTCTCGTCGAGATACGTGATGTTCGTCACCGATGCGACCGGCGCCTTCGCAAGCACGAGCGGCGCGCCGGATGCCGGTAATCCGCGGAATAGCTGGTCAAACGTCTGCGTGATCAGAGCACGGCCGGTGTAATTCTCGACCCACATCCGCGCAGCATGAATCAGCGAGTCGATCAGGTCATCATCGGCGCTCGTGTCGATACGCAGATAATTCTTTGCATCAGTCGTATCGACCGGCTCAGGATTCGGCCCTGAAATGAGCGACAGCACCGGATGACGCTGCCAGGCCATTAGCCTACCTCCGGAACGCGCGTGCGCGCCTTGTTCGCGACCTTACGCGCCGGCTTCTCGGCCACGACTGGCGCCACCGGCGCCGAGCAGCCGCGCGCCCAGCCAGCCTCGATCGCGACTTCAGCAATCTCGTCGGTCACATCCTGCACGCCGGCCGCGATCTCGATCACATGCACGCCGCGCTCGGCGAATCGGAACGGCTTGAGGACTTCAATGGTCGGCATACAGTCTCCAGATCGACATGCGAGGCAGATCCGGCGCGCCGCCGGATCGCTCCGACGACGCGCCGCAGAACGGTGAACCGTCCGCGCTTAGGACGCCGCGAACTTGACCAGCTTGATCGCTTCCGAGTCGAGCAGCATGCCGCCCACGCGCTTGCGCGTGTAGAAGCCGACATACGGCTTGTTCGAGAACGGATCGCGGATCAGGCTCGTGCCGACGCGATCGACCACGCAGTAGCCGGCGCGGAAGTTGCCGAAGGCGATCGAGTAGCTGTTGGCCGCCTTCGCCGCCATGTCCTCGGCCTCAACGACCGGGAAACCGAGCAGCGTGGTCGGCGTGCCGGCCGCGAGCGACGGCTGCAGCAAGTAGGCGCCGTTGTCATCCTTGAACTTGCGGATCTCCGCAAGGATCGACTTCGGCATCATCCACACCGCGCCGTTGCGATGCGCCGCCTTCAGCTTGTAGACGGTCGTGATGAGCGCATCGGCCGGATTGGTCGAGGCCCAGTCGCCAGCCGCGCCAGTCGGCACGTACTGGAGCTGCCCGAACGTCCGCGAGGCGTCGTCGGTCGAGACGATCGTGTAGGCCGTAAAGCCCTTCGGCTTCGACGTGCCGTTGCCGCTGATGAAGGCCGCGCCTTCCGCGCGCGCAAACTCGGTCGCCACGCTCTCGGCCAGCCAGCTCTCGACGTTGAAGAAGATGTCCTCGAGCGCCTGCTGCGTCGCCTGCGGGTTCGCGTAGAGCTCGCCCATGAACGCCGCGGCCTCGTAGAGCACCGGCGTGTTGGTCGTCGACCGCGAATCGGTCTCAGCCACCCAGCCCGACGACGTGCCGCGCGCATCGACCAGGCGCTTGTAGTCGTTGGTCGAGCAGGTCACGACGGTCGCCACCGAGCGCACCGGCGAGATTTCCTGCACGCGCGCCTGGATGTCCATCGCGATCTCTTCCGGCAGCGCGTAGCCACCGTCGGCCGCCGTGCCGATGTTCACCGTGTTCTTGCGCTCGAGCTCGCGGAGCCCGCCCTCGTTGGCGCCCTTGCGGACGTAATCGAGGAACGCCGACTTGTGTTCGTTGGCCGGCTTGGTCTCGACGGCCGTGCCGCGCGCCATCTTCGACTCGATCGCCTTCTGCTGCTCGGCGAGCGATTCCATCGTCGCGTTGATCTTCTCCAGCTTGGCGTCGAGATGTCCGACGCCGGACTTCTCTTCGATGGCCTTCAGCCGCTGGTCGTTCACCTGCTTGTAGTCCTCCCACGCCTTCGCCTGCGCTTCGAGGACGGTCTTGAGTTCAGTCATGATCGTTGTGTCCTTTGTCTGATGTGCCGCTACGCCTTGAAGCGCGCAGCCAGTTGAGCGAGCCATTCCGTGTCCGTGCTGTCGTCCTCGGTCACTTCATCCCGAAGCGCCTGGTACCCACGAGCCGCGATGCTCTTGGCCTGCGAGATCGAGAAGCCACCTGCATCCCGCAGGAAGCGCTCGAACTCGCGCACCGTCATCGCCGACCCGGCGAACTTCACCTGCGCGACGCGCGCGTCACCGTTCGCTGGGAATGTCACGGGCGACACCTCCCAGAGATTCACGGCACGCAGCTCGCGCGTGTTGGTCTTACGGTTAAACGCCTCGTCGACCACATTGAAGCCGATCGACAGGCCCGACAGCGCGCCCATTTTCAGCAGCGAGTAGGCTTCGCGCCCGAGCTGCGTGTCGGCCAATTCTCCCTCGACATAGAGACCTTTCGCGTCCTCGCGCATCGTGCGCCAGACGCCGATTGGCATCGTCGGGTTATGCTGCCACAACATCGCCG